TGAATACGGAACTAGAAGAATTAAACAATGGATGCAAAATTGTTTAGACCCTGCATTAAAACATACTGGAGAAATTGTAAAACAGTTTACTCAAGCAGTTTATAGTTCTCATAAAGTATTTAGAATTGTTCAACCTAATGCATTACAAGATGATAAACAGGTTGAAATAAATGTTCCTCTATATAATGATATGGGAGAAGCAATTGGTAAGATACATGATTATCAAGTAGCTAAATTTGATGTTAGAATAATATCTGGTTCTACTATGCCTGTAAATAGATGGGCTTATTTATCAGAATTAAAGGAACTTATGCAAATGGGAGTTGTAGATGATATAGCAGTATTATCTGAAACTGATATAAAGAATAAAGATAAGATTGCTCAAAGAAAATCTATGTATGCTCAGATGCAATCTCAAATGCAATCTATGGAAGAATCTATAAAAGATAAAGAAGGAACAATTGAGACTCTTCAGAGACAACTTGTTCAAGCTGGTATTAAGGGTAAAGTCCAAGATGCTGAGATGGAGATCACTAAACAGAAAGAAGGACTTAAGACTAATCTTAAAAAAACTTATCTTGAAACTGAAGCTGAACAGAAGTTGGCTCGTAAAGTTATCAAGGATGAAGCATCTAGAGCTCAGAAAGGTTTGATAGATAAAGCACAAGTAGAAGGGCAAAAATTAGGAATAGGTGTACAAAATTTAATTAATAACTTGCAAAAGACAGACAAAGAGTCTTAAATTTGCGATAATTTCTTAAAGGAGAAATGAATGGCTGAAGAAAATAAAGAAGTAACTCAGGAAAATGTTCCTGACTCTTCAAACGATTTCTTTGCTGAATTAGAGAACTCTGTAAATGGAGTTGTCTCAGAGGGAAGTGCTGAAGAAACAATCGAACAGGTAACTCATGATACTGGTTATAATGAACCACAAAGTGACTCCGTTAGTGTTTCAAATGAAGAGAGTAGTCCTTACAAGAAGAGGTATGAAGATTCAAGTAGAGAAGCCGTCAAGTTAAATGACAAACTTCGTCAACTAGAACCATTTATGCCAGTACTTGAAGCGATGAAACAAGATAGTGGACTTGTTGATCATGTTCGTGGCTATCTTCAAAATGGTGGGAAACCTGCTGCTAATATCCAAGAACATCTTGGTTTGCAGGAAGATTTTCAATATGATCCTACAGAGGCGATTGAAAATCCTAGTTCTGATTCTGCGAAAGTCCTTGCTGCACATGTCGATTCTGTTGTTCAAACTAGAATCGGACAAGTATTAGAAAAAGAAAAGTCTAATGCTGCTCAAGTACAAGGTAAGTTAATGCAGAAAAAACAAGAACAAGATTTCATGCAAAGGCATGGGATGACAGAAGAAGAGTTTGGAAAGTTTAGAGATAATGCTAAACAAAGAAAACTCAATCTTGATGACGTGTATTTTCTTTTAAATAAAGATAAAGCAAGTCAAAATGTCGCCAATGCAACTAAGCAGGACATGTTAACCCAAATGAAGAATGTCAGGGATATACCAACAAGCGCTAGTGATTCGAATAGTCAAGGTTCTGGTAAAAAAGGTGCAGAAGATCAATTGTTTGATGGTCTGCTAAACCTTGATGGTGGTATAGATAACTTGTTCGGCTAAGCATTCTTTTAAAATAGGATCGTCTAGCAGAACGTAATTAGCCTGACTGAAGGTACGTCTAAAAACGTATAGTTGAGGGATGGCAAAAGGAGATGGTCCTATGTCTGACTTTTTTAGTCTAGAGACGTATTCAGACGTTGATTCCACAAATGGTGTCTCATCTGGTCCCAGACAAGGTTCGGGATTAAATACTGGCGATCTTCGAAGAAAGTTTAACTTTGGTGATAGGGTTTCTGAACTAGCAATAGCTCAAGATCCATTTTTTCGTTTCTTATCAAAAGTAGCGAAAAGACCAACAGATGATCCTTCTTTTAAGTTCACAGAAAAGAGACCTTCGTGGCATAAACGTTATGCATACGTAAGCAATCATGGTACATCAGCACAATCTGCATTAGATGGAAGTGACGCAACAGTTACTGCTGGAGATGTTGATGCTGGTGATACCTATTATTTTACAATGATTACCGATTATAATTCTTCAGGAAATTTGCAGAATGTATACGGTCAATCAACAAACGAAATCTCACCTGGTGATTCAGGCACACAGCCTGCATTTTTTTTACCAGGTCAGATAATTAAAATACCTCACTCAACATCAGTAACAGCTGGTTCTTGGGATGACTCAAGTGCAAGTACAGCATCAGCGCCGTCTGATTACTTAATTGCAAAAGTTGTAGCGGTTGATACTAGTACAGTTACAAATGCTTCAAATTTAAAATGCCAGATTGTAAAAGGTACTAGTAGTGCAACTGAGTTGTTATCTTATTCTACATTTGGTAATGCATTAGATGGTGTAGATGTCTCAAGCCTTTCTGTTGCAGATTATCTTGAGAGAAAGAGATGTTATGTAGTTGGTTCTGCATTTGGTGAAGGTACTGGTTATCCAGAAACATGGAAAGATTCACCTTACTCAACAGGTTATGGTCTAACTCAGATTTGGAAGACTTCAATGGCAATGACAAATACGTCTAGAGCTACTGTATTGAAGTATGAACCAAATGAGTGGGCAAGAATCTGGAAAGAGAAGTTAGTTGAGCATAAATGGGATATGGAGCAATCATTATTGTTTGGTTCTCAATATACCGATAGTGATAGTGTTAATTATACTCAAGGTGCTGTAGATTTTATTACAACCTATGGTAATGCCTTTAGTCTTGATATTAATACTAAAACTGCTGACGACTTCTTAGATGATCTTTCTAATTATGTGGATCCAAGATATAATAGTAGTCAAGCTACAGTGTTCTTTGTAGGAACTAATGTTTATAATTGGTTACATAAATTAGGTGGATACTTTAAGAATAATCTAGAAGTATCTTCCAACTTCAGAGCAGATCTTGCTTTAACAGGCAAATCTAAGAAGTTTGGTGTAGATATTAGTACATTCTCAACACCTTATGGTGATATGAATGTCGCTAGAAATATTCACCTTGATAGTACACAAATCAAAATGTTAGGTATTAACATGAAACATTGTGCATATAGACCACTTGTTGGTAACGGTCTTAACAGAGATACTTCAGTCTACGTAGGAGTTCAGACATTAGAGAACTCAGGGGTCGATCGTAGAGTAGATATGATTCTAACTGAAGCAGGTATGCAGTGGGAAATGCCCGAATCGCATGCCATATGGACATAAGGAGATAAAAAATGGCAAATCCAATGTATGGACAAGAGAAGTTCGATAATAGTTTATCAGGAAAAGGTAAACTTGTTAAAAGTGGTGGTGTACCAGTACAAGATAGTGATGGTATAGCTCCTGTAGGTGGTCTTTGTATACCTCCTTTTACGCCAGAAGGACATAGTAATGCTGGAAGTGTAGCTTCTGGTAGTGATGGTATTAATCTTGCAGATGCAGACCCTTATACAGAATCTGCATCTCAGTTATTTCCATTAGGTACTACACTTAATTGGGGTGATAGAACATTTAAGTATGTTCAAGTAGATGGTGCAATTACTGCTGGGTTATGTGTACAACAGCCAGTTATAGTTGGTAATCATACTCAGATGGCTACGACAGATGCTTATGCTATAACAACTACTGATACTTCAGTAATTTCTATAGAAACTGCTGGAGACACTGATCTTACTGCAAACCAATATCAAGAAGGTTATTTGTATGTAAATGACGGAACTGGGCAAGGGCAGTCTTGGAGAGTTAAATCTCATCCAGCTCATGATCATAGTTCTGATCCTTCTTGTGAAATTACAGTGTATGGTAAAGTATCAACAGCTTTAGTAGCATCTGCAACATCAGAAGTGTCTTTAATGGAAAATCCTTATAAAGACGTTATAGTTGCTCCTGTTGCTGAAACAGGCGCTGTAGTTGGTGTAACTAATATCGATATGACAGACGATTACTATGGTTGGGTTCAAACTAAAGGACCTAAAGCTGTATTAGCTGCTAGTACCTTAGTATTAGGACATAATGCCGTTAGAAATGATACCACAACTGATGGTGCAGTTATGGCTGATAATGGTGATGACTTAGTACAGGAAATAGGTACAGTTATGGCTAGTGTGGTTGTAAATTCTGAATATTGCATGATTAATCTAAACATCTAGGAGGTAGATAATGGCTAGAGCAAAAATGGGCGGTTCTCATGGATGGAATGGCAACTATGTAGAGTCAGCGACAGCTAGTTTTAGTTTAGCTCCTGGCGATTCTGGTAAGACTTTCATTTTGAAAGATGCCGCTGTAACGGTTACATTACCTACACTAAGTGATATTAATGCTGGATATTCAGTAACATTAATATCTGGTGATGATAGTGAACATATATTAACTGGCGGTGCTAGTAAAATATATGGACATGCTATAGATGGAAGCGGTACTGCTGCTGAAACAGTATTACCACTTACAGGTCACTCAACTATCACTCCAGCAGCTGGAATGATAATAGGCGACAAATATGATATAATATCAGATGGTACAAATTGGTATGTTCATATTATTGCTGGAGCTGAAGTAGCTGGTAGTTAGTAAATAAACTAGGCTTTGGGGGTCTTCTATGGTGAGCTTCCCTCCCTGTAGAAGATCCTCGGAGCGTAAAAGGAGAGTATGGCAAGAACGTTTGAACAACAGGTAGAAGTATTAACTGGATTAGCAATTACACCATCTAGTGTGCCTACACAAGTTCAGTTATCTCAATTTTTAGCAGATGCTGTAGAAGATATTGTTAATAAGGTTATAGCATTAAAACCAGAAGATACAGTATTGTTTTCAACAACTTCTAGCGACACTGGAAGTGGCGTAACTGTAGAAAGTGGTGTAATATTAAATGTTACAAGAGAGCATGATACTTCAGGATTTGAGCCTAGTACAGAAACTTATATGTTAAGACCAGCAGAGAGAATACCTGCTAAAGATAGATTAGATGCTCAAGATCCAACTAGTTTAAAGTTTAGATCTAAATATAATCCAGCTTATTTTGTTCAAGATAAGACATGTTTTGTTTTACCTAAATGTACATCAACTGCTGGAGATAGAGGAAAAGTATGTTATGTAACATTTGATACTGCTGTAGCTTATGATGATCAAGGATCTAGTATATCTTCTTTTCCATCTAAGTATTACAATCTTGTAGCATTATATGGAGCAATGAAGACTGTACAAGCTAAGATAGCTTCTGTAGTAGAGGATGATGAAGATTCTGAATTAGTACAATTATGGAATTCAGTATTCTCAAATCTACAAGGAGAATATGAAGCTTTCTTTGGTAAAGTAGTAACTAAAATGCCTAAACAACAGCAACAACCACAAGGAGGAGCAAGTGAAGGTTAGAGAGATTATGGAGAGAGCTGGAATGACAGAAACAGGGAGATCAATAGCATATATAAAGGATGCAATTGAAGAAATGAATTTACTAGCTGAGCAGAATGTAACAATAGATAAGCAGAATATAGCTCAAGATAAAAGATTTTATACTTTACCAAAATCATTGGTAAAAGTATTACAGATAAGATGTAAGAATCATCTTAATAGTAAGGATGAATTTAGAAAAATACCAAGACTTTTACATGAACCTAAAATAGTTGATGTAGATGGACAATAGGAGAAAATATGGCAACAACGATAACTAATGCAACTTTAACAGTAACAGTAACAGAATCAGTAAGTCTTAATGGTTCTAATCAAGGAGCTACCAATTCATTTACTATAGCTAGTATTGATGAAGTTTTTAAAAGGATAGTTAATTGTGCTGCAAGTAATACAACAACATTATTAACATTTGCTGCAGCTAATCATACTTCAGCTGGAGCTATGGTAGTTGGAGATGCAAAATATATTCGTATCACTAATAAAGATGGCTCAAATCCAGTAGAAGTAGCTATGGTAGGAGCTGCAACTTTATATCAAGTTACTTTAGCAGCAGGGCAAAGCCATATACTTGGCTCGCCTGATGATTTAATGTTAGCAGAGGCAGATACTAGCCCTAGTTTTGGAACTATGGCAGATATAGCCAGTATTCAGGTAAATCCTGGTGGTAATGCTGTTGAAATGGAAGTATTTGTAGCAAGTATATAGGAGTATAAATGGCAACTGTTAGAGAATATGGTTATTATATTAAAGGTAACAAATTAGCTCTTGTAGAAAAAGACACATCATTTGATAATGATGCTAATTCAAGAGACTATGGTCCAGGATCAGATAGAGCACAATGGAAATCTCCTCTTGCTGATATATCTGATGGATTAGAGATACAATATACATTTCTTGATGATGAAATAGTGGATGAAGGAAGTGAATTAGATCTTCCAAGATATCTCGCTAGAGCTATTGTATATTATATAAGAGCTAGAATGTTTGAAGATGCTGGCAATCATAATATGAGAAAAGCAAATTTGGTAGAATTTAGAAAGATGTTAGAAAGGCATGAGAGTTCAAAAATAGCAGGAGCTAGGATGATAAGTCCTGGACCTTATGCAATAAGATAATAATAACAATAAACGAGCCCATTCACGCACAGCCAGTGCTTAGGGCAGGAGGTAGATATGGCAGGTAATAGAAAAGCAACAGGACTAAATGTACACACAGTCCAAGAAGCAACAAATTTAATTTCACAAAGAAAAATAATAAGAGTAACACCAACATTGAGCACATCTACTTATGCAGATAGTGATGTTCTTTTTATTTTAACAGAAATACCAAATGCAGTATTAGTTCCAGGTGGTTGTTCCGCATTAACCCATATGTGGGTTGCAGATTATAAGGATGTGAGTGATACAGATGCTATTTTGCTCTTTACGGAGAAAAATACTACAACAATAGGTGCAATAAATGAAACTGCTAATATTGAAGTTGCAGATCTAAAGGCAAATAATCTAATTGGCTGGGCTTCTTGGGACCAATCAGCAGCAAATACAAGTTCAGACATAGATGATATGCGTTTTCATCGTGTAATGTCGGCTTCAGGAGCATCAGAGCCTCATACACCCTTAATGATCCTTCAGGCAGCTGCAGGTAGTACAAGTGTATATGTAGGTGGAATACTTAATTCAGCTACAACGCCTGATTATGATGCAGATAGTATAGAACTGATATTCCATATAGATTATTAATATGAATAAATTAATAGAAAGTATTAAAGAACATGAAGGTTATGTTGGTATAGTCTATAAAGATAGTTTAGGTATAGATACTATTGGATATGGCTTTGCAATTAAGGATTTAGAACTTGATGCAGATATATGTGATATTATTCTTGAAAGAAAGGTTAAAGAACTTAAAAGTAGAATTAAAATTAAGTTTGATTGGTATAAATATATGCCTCCTGAAATTCAAGATGTGGGAGTAGAGATGTGTTACCAACTTGGAGTATATGGATTCTCATGTTTTAAAAAGACAATATCTTATTTACAGAATAAGCAATGGGAAGAAGCTTCAGTTGAAATGCTTGATAGTCGTTGGGCAGAACAAACTCCCAGACGAGCAAGAGAAATGAGTGAAAAAGTGAAAGGAATGTTAAATGGCAATAAGAAGATACAAAGACGGAAAGCTTTTAAAGCCAACAGAAAAACTAAAAGCTGAAAAGAAAAGTCCCAGAGGTGGATTTACTGCAGGTAAATACAAAACTGCAGCAGAAAGAAGAGTTGCAAGAAAAAATATAGAAAAAGTAACTGCAAAAGAAACTAAACTTACTAAAAAAATAAAAGAAAAACAAGGATTGTCTTGGGCTAATGGAACTTGTTCTGGAGCTTCTTTTAGTGCGTGTTTTAAATCTGCAAGAGAAAAGAAAAAGAGTACATTTACTTGGAATGGTAAATCATATGCGGTGGCACTAAAAGAAAAAAAGTAATTAAGGGTAAGAAGAAAGCTACTTTAAAAGATCTTACTTATCCTAGAAATAGATATTCATCTTTGCAAATGGATATAAAAACTAAAAAAATAGTTAAATAGGAGTTAAAATGGACTTAGATACACTTAAATCGGTAGCAATAGGAAGTGGGGGGATGACTGTCCAATTTATGGAAACTTTGCCTGAAATGGTACGTATAGCGGCTGGAATCGCTACTATAGTATATTTTGTATATAAAATTAGATTGATACGTAAACAACTTAAGGAGTAGTTATGGATAAAGGTGTGGTTAAGAGGGTTATAGTGACTCCAGATAAACACTTCCCTCTTCATGACCAACCTGCAATTAACTGTCTCAAAAAGACGATAGAAATAGTTAAGCCTGATGCTTATGTAGATTTAGGTGATGTAGGAGAGTGGGAAGCATTTAGTCATTGGAAATTTAAACGGAGAAAAGCTCCACCTTTGGAGTATTTGATAAAGGAGTTTGAAAAAGATGTTCAAGATGTCAATAAGGGAATGGATCAAATTGATGAATCTTTGGATAAATCATGTTGTACAGAAAAGTATATTACTGAGGGTAATCATGATAATTGGCTTAATATGGCAGTTGAAAAGTACCCCTATATACCTCAGTATAGATTTGCTTCTGCTGTTCGCCTTAATGACCGTGGGTACAAATATTACCCCTTTGGCAAACATCTCAAAATGGGAAAACTTTACTACTATCATGGTCACCAATATGGCGGTCAATACCATACTGCTAATCATATTAGGAAACTAGGATGCAATATAATGTATGGTCACTGGCATGATCTTCAACAAATGTCAGCTACTCACATGGATGGACCAAAAAGTGCTTGGAGTATTGGGTGCTTAAAGGATATGACAGCAGATAAGAATGAGTGGTTACAGAATAGGCAGAATAATTGGGCACATGCTTTTGCAATAGTAGATTATTATGCTAAAGGATTATTTACAGTACATATCATACAAA